AGCTGTTGGTTTTGGTGTTGGTGCTGGAATTGGTGCTGTTACAGGGCCTGGTGCTTTAGCAACTGGTACAGTAGGTGCTGTATCTGGTGCATTTGGTGGTTTGCTTGGTGGTGTTGGTGGAGCATTAGAAGCAACAGGAAAAGTTGGAGAGTTAATACGTGAAGAAATGAACAAGCTTGGTATGAAGTTTACTTATAAAAACTTTGAAAAGTTTGTAAAAGAAAATCCTGAAAAATTAAGAGAAATAAGAGCTAAAGCTATTACTAAAGGTGTTACTATAGCTGCTGTTGATACTCTTGTAAGTGCCGCAACTCTTGGTTTTGGTAAAGCCGTTACAATGACAACACTGCCAGCTGCAAAGCTAACTACCAGGCCTTTAGTAATGACAGGCGCTGCTTTTGTAGCGGAAGGTGCTGGTGGCGCTACTGGTGAATATTTAAGTCAAAAAGTTATTGGTGAAGAGTCTGATCCAAAAGAATTATTTTTAGAAGCAACTGGTGGTGGACCTGTAACTGCCTTGTCTGTTTATAACCAGGTTATTAATCCACCTGTTTATGAAATTAACGATAGCCCAGTTAGTAGAAACGATATATGGGAGATTTTATCTGATCCAAATAGAAGTAACGCTGATATAGTTGCTTCTGGTATAAATATTAAAAACGATCCTGTACTAGAAAAAGAATATAATTCTAGAAGAAAAGCTGCTCAAAAAGAGAACGCATTACCAAGAGATCCAAAAACTGGTAAACACATTATATCAGAAACAGATAGAAACTTATTATACATTTTAGAAACCGCTTTAGATACAGCTAAAGAAAAAGGAGCTAAATTAGTTGAGGTTTTAGGTAGACCTACAAAAGTAAAAGATATAAAAGAACAAATAGACGCTATTTACGATAGTTATGCTGATAAAACAACAACACCTTTAAAAGAAGGTGATGTTAAAAAATCTGTTGATGTACGTCGTCAATTAATGGAAAAGCAAGAAAAAGTAGGTCTTATACAAAAAGCAAAAGGCCTTATTTTTGAAGCTTTTGATTTTAGTGATTCTTTTAATACAGCGGTTAGTAAAAAACTAGGAGAAGGAGCAGTAATTGAATACGAAGGAGCTGAAGGTATTAAATTTGAAGATGGTACTATATTTATAGATAGAGAAAGAGCTGTAGAAGTAGGCGCTTATGAGCGTGTTGGATCACACGAGATTTTTCATAATATAACAGATAACAAGTTTAATAATCTTAGTACAGAAAAGAAAAAACAATTAATAACCGATTTTAAAAATGTACTAAAATCTAAATTAGATAAAAAAACTTATAGGCAAGTAGAAAAAGCAGTAGACGATGACAGTAAAGGTAGAGGTATATCTTCAGATATTAATGTAGAATGGTTTAATAAATTTTCAGATCAAGTTGCTGACAGAGGAAAATATTACAAAAAAAGAACTAGTTTATTACAAAAATTAATACCTTTTTTTAATAAAGCAATACGAGAAAATACAGATTACAAAAACTTTGAATTTGGCAACGCGGAAAGTATGTTTAACTTTTTGGAAAATTTTGCTAAAGATGTTAGAGCTGGTAGAGATATTAGTTATGCAGAGCAGTTTATCGACACTGGTGGTAAAACTCAATTATCAAGAACTGAACTTATTAGTGATATTAATAAAATGCAACAAGGCGCTAAAACTAGAGAACAGTTTTTAAAGCCAAATATATTTAACAAAATATATAGCTCTATAATAAAAGATGGTGGTGCTATAAATAACTATATAAAAAGCTTAAGATTAAGTCCTGAGCAAACAGAAGAAACTATAGATAGAGTTGCTGATAGATTAATGAATTTTAATCCTGCAGCGAAAAGAAAAACAGATACTGGTGAACCTATAACATTAGGTGAGTTTATAATGGCAAATGTAGGTTTTGGTAAACTAGATGCTGCTAAGAAATTAGCTACAGAAGCAGCTAAAACAAAACAAGAAAAAAGTATTGACGCTGCTAAAAGAACTAAAGAAGGTGAAAGAACTTTTGATATAGAAGACACTGACACAACAGAACAACAAGATATAGAAGAACAAGATATATCACCTCAAGCAGAAGCAAGAAGAAAAGCAAAAGCTGATTTAGATAAAAAACCTAAAACATCTAAGTTAAGAAAAACACTAGGTATTGAAACTGGAAGTGAAGCATATAACAGGGTTTTGGAAACAGCGCGTAAAGTTTTACTACGAGCATATGACACTGGCCAAAGTGTTAGAAATATACAAATAGCGTTGAAAAAAGAAGCTAATGCCTATATATTTAAACAAGTAAAAAACATGCTAGGTGTAGGTGCTAAGTATATACCTACTATTTCAAAACTTAGAGTAGAAATTATAAACTCTATGTTTACTGCTGATTTAGTTCAAATGGAAAGAAATGTTCCTGATAACGAAAAAGTTTTTACTAGATTTGTAAGAAAACTTACTAGAGTAGAAGATGTTCAAAACGCTATAGATCAAAATTTATTACAACCCTCTGAAATTAATAAAATAAAAAAAGGTCAAGCTGTAAATCTTTATGAAAAAGTAGTGCAAGTAGAAGGAGATCAAAAACAACAAGATAATTTTGTTGCATTTTTTGATCAACCGCTTAAAAACCCTGTAACAGGTGTTAGATCTGGTTTAAAAGGTACTAGAAAAGATCAACTAACAACATATCTAGCAAACTCCTTAACGCTAGACGCTGTAATGCAAGTAGCTCAAGAAACTGAAGTTGCAGAAAAAAGACAGCAAATAGCTGAGCTAAAAGGCGAAACAATAGATGATACTGATATTCAAAACTTATCTATAGTAATAGGTAGAAATCCAAATGTGCAGTTTTCATTTACTAGAGAACAAATAGTAAATGGGTTGACAGGAAAAATATTAAGTGTTTTAAACGATATAAAAACTAATAAAACTAGTTTAGATAAAGTTGTTGAGAAAGACGGTAAAAATTATTCTCTTAAAATAAAGTTTAGAAAAACATTTGAAAAAGGGCAAAGAGAACACTCTAAAAAAGATAAAGATCTTGCTGCAGAAAAAATATACAAAATAGTAAAAGCAAACGAATATGCTGAAATTGTTGATGATCCTGTTTTAGAACAAGAACTTTTTAATGATATAATCAAACTTGGTAAAAAAGGTGAAAAACTTAATTTAGGTAATGCTTTTGAATATAGAATAAAAAACATAATATCTAAGTATACAAAAGTTTTAAACAAAACAAAACTTAAATTAAAAGGAGATGTGTATATACCTCTTCTTAAAGCTATTATTCTTGGTATAGAAGTTAAGCTTCATAAAGCTAGAGGTGTATCACAGCTAATATCATTTAAACTTGAAGGTAATAAAATTATAGTTACATATCCACCTGTTCGTGGTGGTGGTAATGTTAAAAATCCAACGATAGATACTAATACAAATAGGCTTTTTGACGATATAATGGCTGACTTGTTAATAGATCAATATGAGCAGTTACAATCAGACCTTAAAAAAGCTGGTTTAGGCGATATTGTTAATTTTAAATTAAACGAAAACCAAAAGCAATGGTTAATAGATAATGGTAGATCTAAATATTATACTACTACTGAAGTTACTTTAGACCATGTTATGAACGCTTACTCTAGCGGTAAGTATGGTAAAGCACCTCAGGGTATGATACAAATAGGTAATAAGTTTTTTAGAATGGTAACTAATAACGAAAAACTTAACAAAACTACATCAAAAATAAAAAATGACTGGAATATTGCTAATCCAGATAATATAATAGAAGATTTAGATCTCAAAGATAAAAACGGTAAAATAACTTTGCAAGCTCGTATGGAAATAAGAGATGGTAAAGTTCAGTTTAGAGTAGAGCCATTGCTTAATGAAAAAGAATTTGTAGATACAACGGCTAGTTTATTAGATGAAAACTTTACAAAAGCATTTATAGAATCAGCAAAACAAACAGCTAATAAAGAAATTGGCGTAAACTTAAGTAAATCAGTAGAAAACGCAAGACAAACAGTACAGTACAGTAAAACTTCTAGAGGTATGAGTACTTTTGATTTTGATGAAACACTTATTGATAAAGGCAAAAACTTTATTATAGCTAAAAAAGGTGATAAAACTATAAAAATAACAAGTGGTGAATGGCCTATACAAGGACCAGATTTAGCAGAACAAGGTTATACGTTTGATTTTAGTGACTTTGTTAAGGTTAGAGGTGGTATTGAAGGACCGTTATTACAAAAAATGCGTAATCAAATAAAAAAGTTTGGACCAAGTAATGTTTTTGTTTTAACAGCAAGACCACCAGAAAGTGCTTCGGCGATACAAGGTTGGCTAAAGTCAAAAGGAATAAACATACCTTTAGAAAATATAACTGGATTAGGTGATAGTACTGGTCAAGCAAAAGCAGTGTGGATGCTTAATAAGTTTGCAGAAGGATATAATGATATGTATTTTGTTGATGATGCTTTGTCTAATGTAAAAGCTGTTAAACAAGTTTTAGATCAACTAGATATTAAATCTAAAGTGCAACAAGTTAGAGTTCAATTTAGTAAAACATTAGATACTGATTTTAATAATGTGTTAGAAGATGTGGCTGGTATTGATTCAAAGAAACGTTTTTCAGATGCAAAAGCTAGAAAACGTGGAGCTGGAAAAGGTAGGTTTAGACTTTTTGTACCACCATCACACGAAGACTTTGTAGGATTATTATATAATTTTATAGGTAGAGGTAAAAAAGGTAATGAGCACAGAGACTTTTTTGAAAGAGCTTTAATAAAACCTTTAAACAAAGCATATAGAGAGTTAAATAGGGCTAAACAAGCTATAGCAAACGACTATAGAGCTTTAATAAAAGCTATGCCAAAAGTACGTAAACGTTTAGGTGAAAAAATACTTGATGGTGATTTTACCGTTGAAGATAGTATAAGAGTTTATTTATGGGATAAATTTGGTTTTGAAATACCAGGACTTAGTAAAACAGATCAAGCACAACTAGTAAATTTTATTAAAAATGATACTACACTACAAAACTTTGCAGATATTGTTGGTGAAATATCTAGGATGAAAGAAGGTTATGTGCAGCCTGGTGATAGTTGGGAAATTAGTAATATTAAATATGATTTAGTCGATGCTACAGGTAGAGTTGGTAGAGCTAAGTTTTTTGCAGAGTTTATAGAAAACGCAGATATTATATTTTCTAGTGAAAATATAAATAAAATTAGAGCTATATACGGTGATAATTTTGTAGAAGCACTACAAGATATGCTCTATAGAATTAAAACTGGTTCAAATAGACCTACTGGTAATAATAGAATAATTAACGCTTGGCTTGATTGGATTAACGGTTCTGTTGGTGCTACAATGTTCTTTAACATTAGATCTGCTTTATTACAGCAACTTTCTTTTGTTAACTTTATAAATTTTGCAGATAATAATATATTTAAAGCTGCTAAAGCTTTTGCTAATCAAAAACAATTTTGGGCAGATTTTGCTACTTTATTTAATTCAGACTTCTTAAAACAAAGAAGATCTGGTGCGGCTTTTGATGTAAACGCTAGTGAAATAGCTAGAGAAGTTGCTGCATCTCGTAATCCTGTTAGAGCTGCTATAAAGTATATATTAAACTTAGGTTTTTTACCTACACAAATGGGTGATAGTTTTGCTATTGCTATTGGTGGCGCTAGTTTTTATAGAAACAGAATTGATACTTATATAAAACAAGGCTTAACAAAAGCAGAAGCTACTGAAAAAGCTTTTAATGACTTTATGGAAGTTGCAGAAGCAACTCAACAGTCATCTAGGCCCGATATGGTATCACAGCAACAAGCGTCTGTTTTAGGTAGATTAATATTAGCATTTCAAAACGTAACATCACAATACGTAAGGTTAATTAAAAAATCTAGTTTAGATTTAATAAAAAGAAGAAAATCACCACCTTATGATACACAGGTACAAAGTGATATAGCTAATATATCTAAAATAATGTATTATGGAGCTGTACAAAGTGTTATATTTTATGGTTTACAAACAGCTCTTTTCGCAATGATGTTTGATGATGACGAGCAAGATGAAGATTTTTTTAAGACTAAAAAAGATAGAGTAATAAATGGTACTCTTGATAGTATATTAAAAGGTATGGGTGTTGGTGGTGCTGTTATTTCTACGCTTAAAAACTATGCTGTTAAATTAGTTGATAATCAAAAAAGCAAAGAGTTTTTTAAAACACCAGCTTGGGAAGAGTTATTACAAATATCTCCACCTATAGGTATTAAAATAAGAAAATTAAGAAGTGCTGAAAGAAGTTTAGATTGGAATAAAGATGCTATAAAAGAAATGTCTTTACTTGATATAGAAAATCCTTTGTGGCAAATGACAACAACATTTATAGAAGGTCTTACAAATATACCATTAGCTAGATTACATAGAAAAATACAAAATATAAGTGCTGGTTTAGATAATCAAAATGCTTGGTGGCAAAGAGTAGCTGTATTAGCTGGTTGGAGCAAGTGGGATGTTGGCATTGAAAATAAATCTTTACAAGAAGCTAAACAGCGTGTTAAAGAAAATCAAAAACAAATTAATAAAGAAACTAAACTAAAGAAAAAATACCCAGGCAAAACAAAACAAGAAATAGATATACTAGAAACCGAAAAAACTATATATGATTTAAATAAAAGAGAGCAAGAGCGTATATTACAACAAAATGGTTTAAATCCTAAAAATTATAAGCTAGAAAAAGATCGAGTTGACGCTATAATGAAACTGCGCGACAAAAACAAAAACAAAATAGACAAACAAGTGTCTGATATACAAAATTACGTTCCTGATAAAAGCGAGCAAAGAGAAATTGATTTGTTTAAAATGAATAAAAACGAACAAGTAAACATGCTTATGAACTTAGGTTTATCTCCTAGTCAAATAAAAGGGCTTAAATATGAAGAAGATAGAGTTAAAAAAATCATAGAGCTTGAAAACAAAAGAAAAAGTAAAAACCGTTAAAAACAAGTGATTGTATAATATATATATAAAAAGCAAAAATGGCAAAAGAATTAAATGAAGATACATCGTTTAAATTAAGTATAAAAACAATAATAGGTGCTGGCTTTGCAATAGCAACTTTAGCTGGCATGTGGTTTACATTACAAGCTGATATAGCAGAAGCAAAAGAGCTACCAGCTAACGAGTGGAATCCTGAGTGGGAAGAAAAGCTTCCAGATGCAGAGGTTACACGTATGGAGTTTGACATGAAAGATCAGATGATAAGACAAACTATTATGGACACAAAAACTGATGTTGATGAAATTAAAAAAACATTAGAAAAAATAGAAGATAAGCTTTATGACAGATAATATTAACTGGCCAACTCGCGCTATATACATGTTGATAATTGTTTTTATGTTATTTGCTAGTATATGTTTTGGTCAAATAAAAGTAGTTCAGTTTAATGCTAGTTGGAATAAAGCTAATGACGTTTCTTGGGTACAAAGTTTAAAAGATTGTAGTACTATAGGTTACACAGATGTTGCTAAAGATGTTAATGCACAGAAAAAATATAAAATAGCATCTGTTCCTACAATTATAATATTTAAAGACGGTGAAGAAGTAGCTAGGTTTCAAGCTGATCTTAGTTTTACATTAGCCGCTACAAGAGAAGAAGTACAAGAAGAAATAGATAATCAATTAATGAGTGATTTTTAAATGAAAAAGATTTTATTATTATTATTATTACCTATATTCAGTTTTGCACAAAATTGTGCGCCTACGTTAGTAGCTACCGATACGTGTATGTATGGCTATGCAAGAACATGGGTTGAATGGCAGCCACTAGATAGTGGTTGTGTTATAGCTAATGTACACAGAGGTACACCTTATAACACATATTCTTGGGCTTGGAGTAATCAAAACCAAACTAATTATTCTTTTTATAATAACTACAGTCCTGGTGATCCTTTTGCTAGTTCAGAAGGTTTTTGGATGGTTTTAGAAATGGCTGATGGTACTTTTACTGATAC